TCCTCTGCCATAAAATTTAATTTGTTAAATGTGGTTGCCAACCAACTATTTAGATTAGGTAATGCCTGATATAATTTATCTTCCAAGAACATCTTTTGAAATCTATGTTTGATTACTCGTTGGATTGGTCTTTCTACTATTTCTTTTACTTTTAATTTAGTTTGTCCTGTTATGATTCCGTCTTCTAAATCCATAAGTCTTTTATTCATATCTAATAAATCTTTTGATTGTAATATCTTTTCACACAATGGAACTTTCTGCGTTTCTGCACTTCTGTATATGTCATCCAATGTATATTTGTCTTCTGTTCCCATAAATGGAAATAACTTTATTAAGGTTTTCTTTCCTATACCATTTACCCCTGGTATTCCATCTGATTTATCTCCGTCAAACATTCTAAATAGTAGAAAGTTGCTCGGGTGTATTCCGTATTCTTCAAATACTTTGTCCTCATCATACATCTTTTTCTTAGTAGGTGAATATACATTTGTGGTTTTGTCAACTAATTGTAGGAAGTCTTTATCGGTTGAAACTATTGTGGTTTTGTTGTTCTTGTAAATGTGCTTAGATAAATAACCAATCACATCATCTGCTTCTATGTTTTCCATATTCATAATAGATACTGGTAAGCACTCTAAATATTCCACAACACGATTGAGTTGTCGTATCATCATCTGTTGTTCTTCGTTACGAGTCAAATAATTATTTGCTCTATTCAAACGATACGACATCTTTCGTCCCATTTTATATTGTGGGAATATCTTTCTACGGCGGTTAGACCCACCTTTACCGTCAAACACAACGATTATTCGGGTAGGTCTAATCATATTAATATTGAAAGCTAATGACCTTAAAAAACCAACTATTCCACCAACGTGAACTCCGTCCTCGTTAGTAGTCGGTATGGCTGAAAATACTCGTATGAATAAGTTCATGCCGTCAATCAACATAACCGAGTCATTAGGTTTTCCACTATCTATTTCGCCGCCAGATTCTTTTATTTGATTCAGAATCGATAGGTGCCTTTTATTAATCACCAAGGACCTCATCTGTAAACTCTACATCATCAATACCAAGTTTTTCTTTGTATTTTAATATAACTTTATCACAAATGAGTTCGTAAACATATTCTCTTAGTTCGTCATTTTTGGTAATTAACTCTTCCCAATCTTTTGACATAAACTTATGTTCATCTCCGTTCTGGTCCACTAATGTATACCAAGCACCACCTGACTTAACAAGTTTATGCTCTTTCATTACGGTTAGCCAACCACCATAGTTATCAATTCCTCTATCAAAATACATATCATAGTCTGCGTGTCTCAAAGGTGGTCCTAATCTATTCTTGACAATCTGTGCTCTACACTTCATACCAAGAACATTTTTTGCTGTGTCTTTAATTTGACCCATATTCTTTAGTCTGATTCGTGTTGATGCGTGGAAAGGTAATGCTTTTCCACCACTTGTTGTCCAAGGGTCTCCGAACATTACTCCGAGTTTTTGTCTTAATTGATTAGTGAATACCAATGCTACGTTGTGTTTTCCAATCATCTGAGTGATTTTTCTCATAGCTTTTGATATAATGATTGCCTTTGAAGTTGCCCAACCATCTTTGTCGTAGTCGGCTTCCATTTCAACTTTTGTTGAAGCGGCTGCCAATGAATCAACTAATATCGTTACACACCTATCTTTATCAGATGACCTGACTTGTGTTACGATTTCTTCAATTGCTTCAAAGATTTCTTCTACGGTTTCTAAATGTAAATATAACATCTTATTTAAATCTAAACCAATGACTTCCATAAACTCTTGACTGACTGATGTTTCAGTATCTATATAAACTGCTACTCCGTCTTTCTTTTGAGTTTCTGCTAAGATGTGTGCACCAAGTAGTGATTTACCACTTGATTCTAAACCATTGATTTCTGTAATTCTTCCAACTGCGATACCTCCGTCTGGTCTATTTGATATAGCCAAATCTAATGTAGAACTACCTGTTGAGATAAATTCTCTAATATCTGTTGGTGTAGTATCACTTCCGTCTAAGAAGTATGCTACTTTGTTTGTGTCTTTGAATTTTTTATTCAAAGAGTCGGCTAATGTTTTAGCCAATACATCATTTACTGACATTCTAATACTCCGTGTTTGAATGGGGATTGATAACTCAACCCCCATATTGTGTTATTATTTATGAATTGAATAATTCATCAAAAGCTTCTGAAGTGTCTTTCACTTTAGAAGTTTGTAAGTCGGAAGTTGAAGTTGTTGCTTGTTTCACTTCTTCCTCTGTTGAATCTTCACTTGGATTTAACCACTCATTTAAAACATTGGTTAAGTCATCGTAAGACTGCTCTTGATAAATTTCAGTAATGTCTTTTTGAGAAGTTTTAACTGCCTCTAAGACTGATGGTTCATCAGAAATTGGTGTTTGATTAGGTTTCACTCTAATGTTTGTTTTAGGGAAACTTGCACCACTTTCCTCTGCTGAGATAAACTCAACCGATACATCACGACCATTTACTGGGTCAGTTATGTCACCATAATCTGGGTCAGCTATGATTGATAGTAGTTCTTGGTAAACCGTTTTACCAAATCCCCAAAGTTTCACACCTTGTGATTCTTCACCTCTAACGATAACTGGTGCAAAGGTTCTCATCTTTGCTTCCAATTTCTTAGACAATTGATAATCTTCTTTGTTACCACTTGCTTTGAGTTTTTGAGCAAACTCTTCAATTGGGTCTGGACGACCAAAACTGATTGGTGATAAATAAGAACGATTGTTCAGATTGTAGTGAAAGAATAATTCAATGAAAGGATTATCTTTATTGAATGCGTAAGGCACGATACGAATTTGGGTTTTACCTGGTTGTGGTTTCCATAAACTTGATGTGCGGTTGTTTGTGGTCTGTAATTGACCGAGACGTTTGCGAATTGCATTTAAGTCCATTTTACTCTCCTATTTGTTATTTTTCATTTGTCATTTGTTAATCAAGTAACCTTGATACAATAATATATATCAACGAACTTCGTAAAAACATACTTTTTTTTTGTTTTTTTATAAAAAAAAGCCCCATTGTTTTTAAAGTTTGTATAAAAGGTGGAAACTAAAAATCGTTGGGGCTTTAAATGTTTGGAATTTTATAGGGGATGTGAGATTAATGATTACTCACAATTTCCGTCTTGGATTTTTTTAACTCTAAACTTTATATCTATCAGTTACGATAGTTCATCTCAAGGTGGTTATTCCTCATTGATGTGAATACAATTTCTATATAAATGCTTTATCTCTCCAAGTGTAGATTTTTCAGCCATTTAGTAGGATTTCAGTTTTACCCTTACCTACAATAGAGTCATAAGAATCATCTTATGTTTTTTACGGAAATACATTAGACAATATCTGTCGATATAGATGATTAGAATATTTACCAATTCATCAAGTCACCACGACTTTGTCTTAGATTGCGATATGGGCTTCAAATGTCTACCCATTATTCTGCCAATCCCGTAGAATCTTCCGTCGAAGCTTCTACTTTTCCAAATTCCAAATTGTCAAAGAACTAATTACTTGAGACCAATCAAGTAATTGTTATATACATATATATATAAAGTAAAAATCCCAAAATGAGATTTTTTTTTATTTTTTTTAAATTTTCTTAGAAGTTTAACAAAGGTAGTAAACATCTCACGGCCACACTCCGAAGAGTAGCATCCGTATGAGCGTCTTTTCTCATCACCCCTTGATACCCAGACTATTGTTTTTCGCCACCAGACTCCAAGTCAAGTTTCCAAGACCAGTATCTAATCTGATGTTTGTGCTCCCGGCATATCTGAACAAACCACACAATGTTTCCAAAGTGATTCTGTTTGTTTGTTTACCTAACCACCTGTCTTACCGCCGTTAACATCGCCCTGTTGGACACGATAAGATTTCCGTGATGAATTTACTACCTAATTGTCAAATAACTTACACTATAATATACCAAGGAAAAATGAAAAAGTCAAGCTTTTTTTTATTTTTTTTCTAAATGAGAACCCACACCACACCTCGCCTGACTCCGAAGAGTCGTTCGTCTCATTACGAGCCTTGTTCAATTATCAAAAAACTTACACCTTAATATACTACAATGTATTGTAAAAGTCAAGATTTTTATTTATTTTTTTATTTTTTTTGTGCCCAAGAAATAACATCTATGATTTGATGTATTTTGGTAGATATTTTTGTTAG